GATAAGAAAGCACTCGAGGCCCACACATATAAGGGGTGTAGTATAAAGGTGGTGAGATTACATGGAAGATAACACTTTATTAAAAGAGATAGAGGAAGAAAGAAAAACTTTACTGAAGAAGCAAAAGGACAAAAAAGTGAAGAAAGAAATATTAAGATTAAAAAAACTATTTGTAGGTATTGGTCCAGATACCATGGATATTGCTTTATCTCTCATCAAAAATGCTGCCTTTATGACTGTTACATTGGAGGATTTGCAAGAAACAATAAATATGGAGGGTGCAGTTTCTGAATATAAAAATGGTGAACACCAATTTGGAACTAAGAAAAGTCCTGAAGTTGAAATATATAATACCATGATAAAAAATCATATGGGGATAATGAAACAGCTAACCGACCTCATGCCAGAACCTACTATACCAGTAAAGTCTGAAGAGCAAAAAAAGAAAGATGAGTTTAATAGAATACTGAGGCGTGAAGGCAATGAATCAAAGACAGGTTGAAATACCAGAGTATATAAAAGCCTGGCATGATTATATCGAAGCAGAACCCTTGAAACATGGTAAGGATATTAAACTTTTAAAGAAGATGGTTGAAAAACTTTTAAAAAGTAAAACTGTATTTTATGATAATACAGATGTTGAAGCCTTCATTGACTTCTGTAAACTCGTTAAACACAGAGAAGGTCGTTGGGCTGGATTGCCTTTAGAATTATCCATAGAACAAAAGTATATAGCAGCATGCGTTTTTGGTTTTAAAATGTATGATACTGAGTTAAATATGGTTGTGAGATATTTTAGAGAATTGGTTCTTTTAGTTGGGAGGAAATGGGGTAAATCTACTTTCATTTCAGCTATAGCCGATTTTCTTTTAATGTGTGATAGAGAACCTGCTGCTCAAATATGGTGCTTAGCTACTCAAAAGCAACAAGCAGGAATAGTGTATGAGGCTGCTAAGAATTTTGCAATGGGGAGTGAAATATTAAAGTCTCATGTGAAAACAAGAAGAGATAAAGATAATTCAGAAATGCTTTTATTCCCTGAAGGCAATAGCTATATGAAAGCAGGAAGTAAAAACAGTGAATCACAGGATGGACTAAATCCACATGGTGTTATCATAGACGAACTTGCAGCAATTAAAAATAGAAATACATATGATGTATTTTCTTCTGCCTTTGGTGCAAGAACTCAGCCTCTGATGGTTATTATATCAACTTTTGGATTTGTAAGAGAAGGAATATTTGATAGTGTACTTGAAAGATGTGAGAATAAATTAAAAGGTAAAAGTATTGAAAGAATTTTCCCTATAATATTTAGAATTGATGATACTGACAAAGTAGAAGATAGAAAGTGTTGGATAAAAGCTAATCCAGGACTTATAGATGCCAGGCCAACCATGAGTTATTTAGAGGGTGAATATCAAAAGGCTTTACAAGATCCTGCTCAGATGCCTTCTTTCCTGTGTAAGCATCTTAACAAAGCAAGTTCAATGTCAGTAGTATATTTTGATTTATCTCAAATTGATAAATGTGCAGTTGATATGAATATTGATATGATACAAGATAAATACGCTGCAGGTGGTGCAGATTTAGCAGAGACCACAGATTTATGTTGTGGGTCGGCCTTGGTGCCTATAAAAGACAAATTATATTTGTTCCAAAAGTATTTTATAGCAGAATCAAGAATAGAACAAAATAGTAAAGAAGATAAAATGGCATATGAAAGTTTTTGTAATACTAATGCACTTGATCCTCTTAATAATAAATTGCTTAAAATATGTGATGGCAGTTTAGTTAAGAAAAGTGACGTTACTGAATGGTTTGTTGAATTATCTGAAACCTATCAAGTTACCTTTTGGAAAATCGGTGCTGATAGATGGCATTGGGACGAATGGAGCGAAGATATGGGCATGAATGGATTCCCGCTTGAAGATAAAGAAGGTAGAGGAGTTATGTTTCCTGTTGCCATGGGCGCAAAGAGTCTATCAGAACCTATGAAAGAAACAAGAGTATTATTTGATGATGGGATAATCCAATTTAGTAAACATAATGGTTTATTTAGGTGGTGTACTACTAATACAGCAGCAAAAATAACAATGCCGAATAATGATATACAACCGGATAAGTCAAAATCAAAGGCACGTATTGATGGATATGTGTCTTTTTTATGTGCGTATATTGCTTATAAAAAATGTAAGGATCTATTTGAAGAATATCAATAAATGCTTTGCCCTTGAGAGGAGGTGAGAGAAATAGGACTATTTAGTAGCATAGCGAATTATTTTCAAAAGGATAAATTAACAGCAACTAAACTCATAAACCTGCTTAACCAAGGGTATTCTATATCGCAAATAAATAGGCAAATATATGATATACCAGAAATTCGAACAGCTATTAATTTTGTTGCTGAAAAAATAGCGAGTGTACCTTTTTATCATATAAGGGCAGATACTGAGGGCAACATGACCATGGTGAATGATAGTTTTCAGAATGTGTTAACAGTAAGGACAAATAAATATCAAGGGCCCCAAGTATTTTGGACACAGATGATTACAAATTATCTTGTAGCCAACAATGCTTTTGGTATGCCTGAGTGGAACGATAATGGAACTCTCGATTCTATATATGTTCTTCCCTTTACACAATTTGAATTCTTTCAGGATGATGATGGCAGGTTGATAATAACTTTTAATGGAAATTCAGCTTATTCATTTTATTATGATGATATCATTCATTTGCAGAGGTTTCCTACAAACAAAGGTGGAGCAGCTAAGCAAGCAACAGGGAATTATACCGCCATGGTTGGGACTATGCAGAATCAAGCTGTTAAAGACAGTGAGACAAGCAATAGAATAGCTGCATTATTGCAGGTTAAATCACAATTAAAGTCTTCCGATATGAAAAAGAAGCTTGATGAATTCAAAGATACCTTCCAAACTTCTGAAAATACCACAGGTCTTGGAATGATTGGAGCAGAGTATGAACTAATACCTTTTAGTTTAAAAAATAATCCTCTAAATGTTCAACTTTTAACTGATATAACTAAGCAGTTATACAATTATTTTGGACCCTCTTACGAAATTATAAATGGGACAGCTGGAGAACTTGAAAATGAACAATTTGTTGATAATAAATTGAAACCCATTATTTATCAAATTCAAGAAGAGTTAACTTATAAATTATTTTCCAGTAAAGAGATATCTTTTTATAATAAAATTCAAGCTGAAACAGTGGATTTAGAAATAAGCACATTAGCAGCAAAGACATCATTTTATAAGGAAATGGTTTATGGAACTATAATGAACAGAAATGAAATAAGGCGAAGGTTAGGTATGACAAGAGGACCTGCAGAGTTAGATAAGTTCCTTGGTAATAAAAACTTTCAAACCCTTGAACCTGGAGTGTATGAAGTAGGTTTAAGTGAGAATAACCCAGCAGATGGGAAGTAAGGAGGAAATAATTTTGGAAAATGAAGAAAAAAAATCACCATTAAGTGTTCAAAATAAAAGAAAAGTTAATTTCGGAAATGAGAAGTCAAATTTTAGAGCAACAACGGAAGAAATTAACGGACAGAAAGTAAGAACATTAAAAGGATACCCAATATTATTCGGAGTGTATGGTAAACCATATCTTGGTAGTAAATGGGTAGAAAGAATAGATAAGAGTTCAGTGGCAACAGTAGATTTTTCTAAACTTGTCTTATTACTTGATCATAATACAAATTGGGCCTTAGCCAGAGCCGGTAAAAACATGGAGGTTACAGTAGATGAAGTTGGAGTATTTATTAATGTAACCTTAGGTAATACTTGGCTTGATGATTATGTGTATGACAGAGTTAACACTGAAATAATTGATGGAATGTCATTTTGGTTTGATAACCAATCCATGATTGCATCAGACTGGGAGAATAAAATTGATGTAGTAACAAAGATAAATGCAATATACGAAGTAAGTATTGTTGTATTTCCAGCTTATGAAGAAACCGTTGTTATTACAGCAGATGGAACAGAACCGGATCCAACACCAACACCTGAACCAGATCCAATACCAAATCCAGATGAAAATGGTATTGGTGATTTAAAAAAACAAGCGCTAATCAGTCTAATAGAATTATTATAGGAGGAATGAAAAATGTTAAGTCAAAAGGAAATAGCAGAATTAAAAAGAGAACAAACAGAACTTGAATTAAAAAGATCAGAACTAAAAGTAAAGTGCAAGAATCATAGGGACATGTCGGTAGAGGATTTAAACGGTGCAGCTGAAAACCTAAGAACAGTATCAACCAGGTTAGATGCAATTGGCATAGAGCTTAAGGACACAGTAGTTGAAAAAAGAGGAGGATTAGGAATGTTAAAAGATATTAAAGGAAATGAAATCACAGAGGAAAATTACAGATCAACAGCAAGGTACAGAGATGCTTTTTATAGAAGTTTCTTAAATAACAAGGTTTCTGAGGATGATTCAGAGGTAATGGGTTTTGGTAAAAGAGCAGTAACAAGCATGAACGGTGATGGAGTTACAACAGGATCAGAGTATCTTGTGCCAGAAACCACTCTTAATAATGTCTACACAGTAATTAAACAGTATGGAAAGTTATACTCAGCAATAACTAAATTTGGGTTCACTGGTGATGTATCTTTACCAATAGGTACAGCTGATGCTCCAACAACTAATGCTGAAGGAATAACAGATCTTACCTTTACATTTACCGAGGTAAAAATAAGTCAAATGGCAGTAGTTGCAACCATTACGGTTAAAAACCTATTGCTTAGAAATAGCATACCTGCTTTTGAAAAATACCTTTCAATGGAAATTGGAAAATACATCGGTATGCTTTGTGAAAACTATGTATTAAATGGTTCACTTTCAAATTCTACTTTTGAAGGAATTCTTACAGCTTTGAAAACTGCACCATCAGTAGCTAAAACTTATTCAGTATTGGATTGGGCTAAATTAGCTGATATAATTGGCAGTTTAGAAAGTCCTTATGGAGATCAAGCAAGTTATGTAATGAAGAGAAGTACCTTCTTCAAAAAATTCTTTGCTCTAACTGATTCTGTAGGCAAGCCACTTGTTACAATATCTCCATTAATTCAGGGATTACCTGGACAAGACAATTATGGTACTGCAACTCCATATTTAATCGCTGGACAACCTGTAATTTGGACAAACTCAATGCCCGCAGGTGATGTAGATGGAATACTCTATGGCGATCTTTCAACTTACATTGTAAATGAATCAGAATCATTCACTATAGAGTCAAATACCTCTGAAAAGTTTAGTGAAGACAAAACAGTATGGAGAGGTAAGCTATATTCTGGTGGTAAAGGAACTTTCCCTAAGAATACATTTGTTTATTACTCTTATTCAGCAACATAGAACAAAGGAAGGGTGATTTAATTGGCTACTAAAATTAAGAAAATAATAGAAGGTGCAACAGAAATTAACAAAACTGATGCTGTCATCTATTTTAAAGCTAACAGAGGGCTAACTACTGAGGAGCATGCAGCACTATCCGAAAAACTAAGATTTGAGGAAAAGAGTACGGGGCTAAAGATTGTTTTAGTCCCTTTTCTTTTAAATGTAGTGGATGGTGAGGTCATTGAATGATGAGAATTTATTAGTAAAGGTCAAGGAAGGATTAAGTGTTGGTGGGATTTTTAATGATGCTACCCTTAGAATAAAAACTATTGCGGTAAAACAATATATGTTAGGTGCAGGAGTAACTCAGGAACAAATTGAAACAGAATTAGGAATTGCAACTTTAACAATAGGTGTTACTGATTTATGGAATCTAAATAGTGGAGAAGTAAAGTTTTCTTATGCTTTCGATATGTGTTTAATGCCACAGCTTAAAGCGAAGAGCATGCCTTAGAGGTGATAAAATGTTTAAACCAAATTCACAACAATTTACAACTGCTATAAGAGTACAACACAGAATAGTTAAGGATGTAAATGGAGCTGATGAAATAAGTTATTCTCCTGAAACTTCAATTGATTTTTGTAATTGGAAAGGTCTTGGAGGATCTGAAAGTGTAGAAGCTGGTTCCTTAGTAGTGATTGATACAGCTACCTTGACAATGTGGTTTAATCCTTCTATATCTGAAAAAGATAGAGTATTGCTAAATGATGATGAGACCTTAGCTTACGAAATTACAAATGCTGAAAATGTTGAGATGAGAAATATATTTCTAATGGTTAAAGTTAAAAGAGTGGTGAGTGCTTAATGGCTAAATGGAGCTATAAAAGTTATGGTAAAACAGCATTAGGACAGGGGTTTAAAGTTGGTGGTATCGAGGAATATCTAAAAAAAATTGAAGTCCTTGGCAAAAATATTAATGATGTTGTCAAAGAAGCTATAGAGGAATCTGTGAAACCTATAGAGGTTGATCTAATACAAGGTGCTGAAAGGCATGAGGATTCTGGAGATGTAGTTAAAGCGATAGAGGTCCAACCAGTAACCCAAGTAGGTGGTTACATTTCATCCCAAGTAGGTATTAATTTAGTAAAACATCCAGAGGCAATTCATGCAGTATTTCAAGAGTATGGAGATAGTCATTCGGATAAGTTCCCTGATCCTTTCATACGACCAGCTTTTGATAATAATGTGAAATTAGTTAAAAGCATTCAAAGAAAAGTATTAAAAAAGGCAGGTGTTCCAACTGATTAATATATATGAGCTTACCTATAATGCCTTGGCCCCACTTGGATATCCTGTAAAAGAACAGGGAACGTATCCTCCGGGGACCATTCTACCAGAAACTTATATAACTTACTTTTTAGTGGATAGCCCAAATGAAACCCATTATGACAATGTACCTGAGAGCACAACCAATAGAATTCAGCTATGTATATATAGTAAAAAACCATCTATTAAGCAAACCGGAGATAAGACATTAAAATCCGTAATGCTTCCAGGTAGTTTTTTACGTGTTGGAGGAAGGGATTTACCCTACAATGCAAGTACAGGGCATTACTGTTATACCTGTGATTATAGGTATTTTGATCAAGAAGAATAGATAATAGGAAAGAGAGGAATAAAGTGTATGGAAAAACAATATGGCGAATTTGTAGGAGTCGATAAGGTTTTTACCTTTGATGTACTTGAGGATAGTGAAGGTAATTATACAGCAAGTACTCCGGTATATTTTGCACCAATTGCTGAAATAAGTGGAGAAGCAAAAACAGACAATACAACAACTTACTATGATAATAAAGCTGGTAATAATTATGTAAGTGAAGGTGCTACAGAATTAAAAATGACTGTATCTAATGTCCCAGCAAATAAAATGGCAAGTCATTTAGGTAAAGATTATGATGCTACCAGTGGTAGGGTTTATGATAGTGGAGAACCAAACCCACCTGATAAAGGTATTATGTTCAGGTATAACATGGGAAAAGGAAATTATCGTTACTATTGCTATTTAAAAGGCACCTTCAGTGGTGGAGCAGAAGAAGCTGCAAGCAAGTCTGATAAAATAGATGTAAAAACATATGAAACAGTCTTTACTGCAGTTGCTACAACACATGAATGGTTAGTAAATGGTCTTAAGAAATCCTTAAAGAGAGTATTTGGAGATACAGCAGATTTAGCTTTTGATGGTTCAACTTGGTTTACCCAAGCACAAACTCCAGATGTAGCAGTAGCTCCTTCTGCATTGGCATTATCAAGTAGTGTACCTGCAGATGCAGCAACCGCAGTAGTAAAAACTGCTCCTATTGTTCTTACTTTTAATAATAAGATAGCTAAAGAAGCTATTACTATTTTAAGCTCACTTGGAGATATTGTAGCAGTAACAAAAGTATGGGATACAACAGGTAAGATCTTAACTATATCCCCAACTGCTGCGCTTACAGGCACTCTGAAATACATTATATCCATTGCAGGTGTAGTTGATGGATATGGACAATCCTTAGCAGCTGTAGCAAGAGACTTTACAACAGTAGCATAATAATATTAATAATTGGTGGCTTAATTGCCACCTTAATTTTTTAGGAGGCTCTTATGAAAATATTATCTTTAAAAATAAATAACAAAACATATATGACTGGGAAAATAACAGCTTTTATGTCCAAAGAGGCATTGAAAATACAAAAGGAATTACTTGTATTAGCTAAAAAAGGACAATCACTAATAGATGCTGGCAAGGATAAAGAAGTGGAGAGAGCAGATGAACTATTAACACTTATGTTTGAACTTAGAGAACGTAAAACTTGGGTTATTTGCGAGGTTTATCAAAATAAGTTCACTGTAGAGGAATTAGAAAAGAGCCTTGATGATGAAGAAATTGATCAAGAAATACAGAGAATCCTATATGGGATTGCTGGAGTGATCTCAAAAAACTAACTAAGGATGATGAGGGGCAAACATCATCCGAAGAAGTAGAAGTAAATGCAGAATATAGTCTAATGTCTATATATAGACAGTTAGTAAGGAAATTTACTTGGAATTTGAATGATATTGATAATACTAACTTAGAAACCTTAGTAGATTTTTTATTTTTTAATCCTGAAGAGGATCCAAATGTAAGAGTAATAGATGGGAAAGAATATCACAGGGCACAGAGCGCGCCTTCATGGTTATAAGGCTTTGTTATAAGGCCTTTTTATTTTTCCTGAAAGTGAGGTGAGAACATGGCGGATGATAATGATATTGGTGGTAAGGTCGGCCTTGATGTCACAGATTTTAAGACTGGTGTTGCAGATTTAAATCGTCAAATCAAGGTAATAGATAGTGGTTTTAAAGCAGCAGCTGCAGGTATGGATGATTGGGGCAAAAGTGAAGAAGGCTTAAATACTAAAATTACATCTTTAAACCAAATAACTGATCTACAAAAGAAAAAGATTGAAGGACTCACAGAAATATATAAAAAAGTTGCTGCTGAAAAAGGTGAAACAAGTAAAGCTGCTCAAGATTTACAGGTAAGAATAAATAATGAGACAGCAGCCTTAAATAAAAATCTTAAGGAAATTGATAACAGTACCAAGGCATTAAATAATTTAGGTCAGGAAAGTAATCAAGTCTCAAAACAAGTAGATGATCTTGCCACTTCTTCTGAAAAAACTGGTAAAAGCTTAAAGGAAATGGGTAGTGATGTGGCTAAAAGGGCTGCTCTTGGAATAGCTTCTATTGGCGCCTCAGCAGTTGCAGCAATAGGAGGTATATTTTCATTTTCTACTGATACAACTAAGGCATTAAATGATATACAATCCAAAGTTGGATACTCTGATGAAGCAATGCAGGGTATGGAAGATACAATGTTGAGTATTTATAATGATAATTTTGGTGAGGGACTTGCTGACATAGGGGCTTCTATGGCAACTATAGGACAACAGACAGGCGAAACCGGAGACAAACTTAAAGAATTAACAGAAGATGCTTTATTATTAAGAGATACCTTTGACTTTGAGGTAACAGAGTCAACAAGATCCGCAAAAATGATGATGGACCAATTTGGTTTAAGTGGTAAAGCTGCATATAACCTTATCGCCCAGGGAGCACAGTGGGGTCTTGATAAAAATGGTGATTTATTAGATACGATTAATGAGTATTCAGGTACTTTTAAAGCTCAAGGCTTTAGTGCTGAGGAAATGTTCAACATGATTCAAAATGGATCTGCTAATGGAACCTTCAGCGTAGATAAATTAGGTGATGCAGTAAAAGAATTTGGGATTAGAAGTAAAGATGGGAGTACTACTACAGCAGATGCCTTTAAACGATTAGGGTTCAATGTAACTGAAACCGAAAAGAAGTTTGCTAAAGGTGGAGAAACAGGAAAACAAGCATTTCAAGAGGTAAATAAAAAACTTTTAGAAATGAAAGATCCACTTGCACAAAATCAGATAGGTGTAGAGCTTTGGGGTTCAATGTGGGAGGACTTAGGAGTTAAGGGAATAGCAGCACTAACAGATACTAAAGGTGAAATAAGTAACTCAGAAGATGCATTAAAGAAGTTAAATGAAGTTAAGTATAATGATATTGGCAGTGCATTAGGAGGACTTAAAAGAGAATTAATAACAAGTATAGCAGAACCGATTGGAAAGGAGATTACTCCAAAAGTAAATGATATGATTGGAGCTTTGAAAAAGGTTGATGTTACTCCTATTGTAAATGGACTTGCATGGGTAATAAATAATGCAAATAATATAGCAGCAGGTGCAGTAGCTATAGGTGTGGGAATGGCAACTTGGAATGCAGTAAGTATGATAACTGGTGTAGTAGAAGCGATTAAAAAATTCAAGTTGGCAAATGAAGGTGCAACAGTCGCACAATGGGCCTTAAATGCAGCTCAAGCAGCTAATCCCATAGGTATAATTATTGCAGTAGTAGTAGCCTTAATAGCAGCAATGATCTACCTGTGGAATACAAATGAAGGCTTTAGAAATGCAGTGATAGGAACTTGGAATGCAATAAAAGCAGCAGGTGTTGCAGTATGGGGTTGGTTAGTTAATTTCTTCACTGTGGATATACCTAATGCTTTCAAAGCGGTAGCAAATTTCTTTACTAATTTCCCAACTCTTGTAGGTCAGCTTATTACTAACATTATGAAATTTTTTAATGAACTTCCAGGTAAATTAGGATTTGCGTTAGGATTTGCAATAGGTTCTATAATTAAATTTGGTGTTGTTCTGGCGAGTTGGGTAGTAGCTACGATACCACGGGTAGTAGGAAATATAATTACATTTTTCATGCAGTTACCAGGGAAGATAACTACTGTTTTTACAAATGGGTTCAATAGAATAAGTGAGTGGGGTAGGAATATTGCGAGTTGGGCTTCAACTGCAATTCCAAACATAGTAAGTACAATAGTTCGTTTTTTCAGCACTTTACCAAGCAAAATGTTAGATATAGGCAGCAATATTGTAAAGGGCTTATGGGAAGGTATAAAGAATATGATTGGATGGTTAACGAGTAAGGTAGCTGATTTTGCAGGTGGGATTGTAAAAGGTATAAAAGCAAGCCTTGGCATTCATTCGCCTTCAAGTGTTATGAGAGATCAGGTAGGAATGATGATAGGTGCAGGTGTGGCAGTAGGTATAACCGACAGCTCTAAACAAGTGAACTCTGCTATGGCTGGATTAAATAAACAAGTCGTTGCAGAAGGAAACATAAATGTAAGTAGAAATATAAGCACTTCAAATAGCTCAAATAATAGTAGAAATGCAATAGATACTCCTACTCATACAGCTTCGCCTATAGTTGTAATAGTACCGGTGCAATTGGATGGAAGAGAAATAGCAAGAGTAATAGTAAGCCCAATGTCTGATGAATTAGAATCTCTCAGGCGCAGATCAGATTCATCTAAAGGGGGAAGTTAAAAATGTGGCCCTATTTTATATGGAAAAACGAGAATAGTCGTGATAAGTATGTGATGGTGAACAAACTTCCAGAAATTGAAAGACCTGAAGCTAATATAGAAAAAGTTGTTGTTCCCGGACGTGATGGATTTCTAACGCAGGATGATGGTACTTATCAAAGTACTGTAAAAGCTTGCGAATGTGAACTTACCAGAGGTGGTAATATTGACGAAATATCTGCTTGGTTAGTGGGAACGGATGAAATCACTTTTAGTAATGAACCTGATAAAAAATATAAAGCTACGATAATTAATAAGATACCATTTTCAAAGATAGTTACTCAGGTCCATAGCTTTATAGTCATATTTGATTGCCAACCTCGAAAATATAGCATAGATAACTCAATTATTACTTTAAATGCGCCAGGAATGATTTATAATCCAGGTAGTACTAACGCCAAGCCAATACTAAAACTTTATGGTACAGGCTCTATTGATTTAGTTGTAAACTCTAATATAGTACATCTTACTAATGTTAGCAGTTATGTAATGATCGATTCTGAATTAGTAGATTCTTACAAGGATACTGTATTAAAAAATAATGATATGAGTGGAGAATTTCCAGAACTTATACCAGGATCTAATGCTATAAGCTGGACAGGTACAGTAACAAAAATCGAGATAACACCTAATTGGATGTGGATTTAATGATATGCCTTTATGATAAAAATACAACAAATTTTAATAATAATGGACTTGTAGTTTTGAATGATTGCAAGTTTTTTTATACTACTGAAAAGTTAAATGGCTTATTTGAAGTAGACCTTGAATATCCTTTGGATAGTAGAGGCAAATGGCAATATATTGTAAGAGATAATATTGTTAAAAATAGTGATGGCCAACTTTTTAGAATTTATAATGTAGAACCCTCTCTTGATGGTATAAAAGCAAATGCAAGGCATATTTTTTATGACTTATTAGATAATTTTTTAGAGGATGTAAGACCAGAAAATACCACAGGAGCTGCAGCTTTAAATTATATTCTAACTCATACTCAATATGCCCATCCTTTTATTTCAGCAAGTGATGTAGGAGGTAGTAGTACAAAATACTTTGTAGAGAAAAACCCTATTGAAGCAATCATGGGGCAAGATGGAATAATTGCTAATTGGGGAGGTGAACTTGTAAGAGATAACTTTACAATTAAGCTCCTACAGCAAAGAGGCGTAGACAGAGGCGTTTTAATTTCTTATGGTAAAAACATACAAGGCTTAAGTGGAACCAATAATGAAGATAATGTAATAACTCGAATTTATCCTAAAGGTAAAGACGGGTTAACCTTAACTGAAAAATACGTAGATAGTCAATATATAAACAATTACCCACACCCTAAGATAAAAGTAATAGAATTCTCTGACCTTGAAAATGAAGCGGATTTAAGAACGACCACACAAAATTATTTTTTAACTTCAAAATGTGATATTCCTCTTTCAAATTACACTATAGGGTTTTTAGAACTATCTAAAACTGAAGAATATAAGAAGTATGCAATTCTTGAAACAGTCTATTTAGGTGATACCGTTACCGTTAAACACTCACGATTAAAAATAGATTTAAAATGTAAGGTTATATTAATTAAAAAAAATGATCTATCAGGAAGAATTGAGAATGTTGAGTTGGGAAACTTTAAACCTAATCTTGCAAGCTCTTTTTCAAATTTAACTAACTTAATAAAGAACGTTAGTATAGCGGTGGCGCAAAGCACATCAGACTGGCAAAACGCTGTAGATAATGCCACTAATTTAATAACAACAGCACTTGGTGGTAATGTTATTAAAGAGCAGGGGCAAATATTGATTATGGATACCGAAGACAAAAATACTGCTACTAAAGTATGGAGATGGAATCTTAATGGCTTAGGGTATTCAGGAACAGGTATAAATGGACCATATGCACTCGCTATGACAATGGATGGGCACATAGTAGCAAGTTTTATAACTGGATTAGTAATAAGTGGTGAGCAAATTAATGGTGGAACCATTACAGGTGTAGTTATTCAAACAGCTAATTCTGGGAACAGATTAGCACTAAAGGATAATGTATTAACTGCCTATAATTCGAGTAATATACGTACGGCTCAAATTGCAGGAGATAAGTTTAACTTCTTTGATAATTCAAGTGGCGCTGCTGCAGGATACATCCAAGGGATGAATGGAACCTTAAAAATATTGGCAGATACAATGGTCTCCCTTGGCATGATCAATGATATTAACAGTGGTTTTTCTGTAAATGGTGACTATCATATTGGAAGTGGTGAACTGATGCCTGCGCAAAATACATCTTGGGCGCCGCTTGCAAGCAATAGATTTAGGGGCAACGATAATGCTGAACAATTTAATTTAGGGAGTGGTAATTGCAGAGTTGATACAAGTGGTGGTGTATTGAGACTTCAAGCAGACGCAAGTAACTATGTTTCAGTTCAGCCCTCAGGTGAAATAGATTTTTATACTGGTGGAGTAAGAAGAGGATATGTAAATAGTACTGGTTGGCACAATGGATAGGAGGTAGCTATGGCTCTTAATAAATCAATAACATTAAACAATGGTGTTGCAGTAGAGTACTGGAAAATAACACAAATTAATGTAGATTATGAAACTAAAATTGTATATATAGTTTTACAAGGTTATTTAAATCAAGAAATAAGAATGCAAGAAAACAGTGAACCAATACAGAAAAAGTTTTATTCTGTAATTGACAAAACTATAATTGAAAAGTATTTTGACGATAGTTTAGCAGATTGTTTACACTCAAGAGCTGCGGGATATAAGTATATAAAAGAAAATGATACTGAATTTGTAGATGCTGTGAATTGTTGAATATAATTAGGAGGTGTGCCCATGGAAAATAGATATCCATTTATAATAGATCTAAAAAATAGAACATCAAGTAGCATAAGATATAAACAAGGAGATACAGACAGTTCTATTTTAGAAATTAATTTAGTAGATGGCGGATTAGTTAAAGATATTACAGGTGAAACTATAGTCTTTAATTTTGCTAAACCAGATGGAACAACAGTGAATCAAGACATGAGTCTTACTGGTGGGGTAACTGTTCTTGATGCTTTAAAAGGTAAGTTTCAATGTAAACTTAAAAATCAGACCTTAGCGGCTCCAGGAGTAGTTATTTGTGAAATAGTATTTAGTAATGCTGGCATAATATCATCTACGTCAAAGTTTAATTTTACGGTGGAGAGTAGCATTGGGGGTGGACCATTAAGCAAAAATTACATTACTCAAATAGAAACTACAATAGCAGGATGGCAGAATGAAATAGATATAATTAAAGCAGCGTATGATAGTGCAAGTAAAGCAAATCTGTCTATAGAAGTAACTAATGCAAGGAACGGATTTGCAAATTTAGATGCAAGATTAGATAACTCTGATTCGCAATTGGCTAATATTACGACACAAAAGGCAGATAAAGCTTATACGGATAGTCAGGATTTACTAAATGCTAATAAAATAGCAATTAATCAATCACGTATTGATAATTTAGTAGCTACAGCTTCTAACTCTTTTTATCAAAAATGTTTAAGTACGGATACAGGAGCATTATTAGTAGTTGCAAGTGGGGCAACAACAGGACAAATAAACCTCGCAAGTGTAACACCATTAGCAATAGGATATACAGCTATAAATGGTGATTATGTAAGATTAGTCTATGGTGTTTCAAGTGGTACTGTAGAACTAACAGATATGAGAATAGATAACTCGGGAAACCTACATGTTACTGCCAACGATAGAATAAGCGGAATTGAACAAGATTTAAACACAGGGTATCATATCACAAAACCTAAATGGGCGATAGGTTATATTGGTGGTGCAGATGGGGTATATGTAGCTTTAACTTCAAACTCCAATATAGCTACGCCTAATATCTTGAGTGTAAAAAAGGGAACACAAATAAAAAACAATCATACAGGTAGTTTAATTATTTATAAATTCGATATTACCACAGGTGCTTTTATAAGTTCTCTAATCTCCGTATCTGGGGGTGCGTCCTATACTTTCTTAGCTGATACTAATATAAAAATCAATTTAAGCTATGGTGTTTCTACTACAGATTTTACTTTAGGAAACTCTCTTGTTGTAATAACAGAAGTTAGTAAATATGCAAAACTTAATCAAGTAGACACAAACTTAAATACTTTAAATGTTTTAAATAAAAATGTTCTTGATATACAAGGTGCAATTAGTGAAGTACCAAATTATATTGTTAATGCTATTTGGGAATTCGGATATGTTGATGGTGGAGATGGTTCACTAAAAACTAATTCGTTCACAGCAAGACTTCTTAATATACTATTTATGCCAATAGGTTCAACTTTAGAAGTCACTAATAGTAACGTAACAATAGCAGTCTCGAAATATATAAATGGGTTATGGAACTCAACAAATATTTTCATAACATTAGCGAGTGGTAAATATACGTTTCTATCGGATATGTATATTAAAATCAACTATGGATACGCAGGAAACCCTGCTATCACAGATTTAACACTGCCAAATAGTTATGTAATTATTAAAAAAGGTACTATTAAGGCATATATAGACAAAGTAACATCAAATTTAACAGTTGATAGTTATTGGAAGGGCAAAAAAATTTTATGGGTTGGAACATCAATACCTACAAGTGGCTATCCAGAAATTGTTGGAACGGAATTAGGCGCAACAGTTTATAATGAAGCAGTAGGCAGTAGTGGTGTTAGAGCAGGACATTATAATTTTGTGACAGGCACAGACACCATGGGATATTCTGGATTATATTATGAAAGTTTAATGAGGTCTTTGTCTTTATCCTCTACGGAAAAGCAAGCAATTTTTGACAATTGGAGTACATGGCAACCCTTAATACCTACTGCCCCTTTAACGATTTCCGATACAGATAAAGCATTTTATAAGACCTGTTCATGGGACATTAAACTTGCCAAATACCTTACAGGTGGGAGCATAGGTAAGGTTGACTTATATGTATTTGACCATGGACACAATGATGCAGGCTTAGGATATAATTATGATACATTGAATACCATGCCACCAACAGATACTAAAGATAGACGATATTTTATAGGTGCTATGAATTTTCTTATAGATAAAATCTTAACTGACAATCCAAGAGCGAGAATATGCTTTATTGGACACTATGAGAATGACAGAAAAACAGGAATTTCAGTTGCACAAAGTGTACTTGCAGAATATTGGGATTACCCCTTAATTAAGTCTTGGGAAAAGTTAGGGTGGACACAAAAAACAATTACTACTACAGGCTATTGGCAAGATTCTGCAACATGGATTCCAAGTGGAGGTACAAGTCACCAAATGACAATGACACAAGTATGGCTTGCAGACGATTTACACCCATTCAATGTAGGGGCAAAACAAATGTTAGCTGATTTATATACTAATTTTATCAATAATGTTAGGTAGTTATGTCGCAATAGGATACTAATACGCATTAATATCTATTAGTGTGTATTAATTGACATTAGTAATTCAAAGTGTTAAATTAGTTGTATAATCATTTGTAAGAGGTGGTTATATATGGCAGTCAGAAGACAAAATATTACGGTTGATCCAGAAGTCTTTGAAGAGTTTTGCAAATATGCGGGTCCCAAAGGTATAAAAATTTCTACCTGGATTCTGCAAAAATGCGTAAATTTGTGGAAGATGAAAAGATGCTTGAAGAAATAAAGAAAAATAAAAGGTGAGGCACTCGCAAGGGTGTCTTTTTTAATGCAAAAGAGGTGAGTACATGTTCTGGTGGTGGTGGTTTTAGTACTTCTTTTTAAGTGAAAATAAGTAATATAGGGGATGTGGATATTGGAGGAAAGCGTTGAAGGTGTTAGATTAGGACACTTGGAGGCTAATGTGGCTAAATTACAGATAAATGATGAGAAAAAGACTGATAGTATCGTAGCTATTGAAAAAAGCAATATTAAAATGGATGGGAACATAGAAAAGATACTTGAAAAATTAACAAGTTTAGAAACAACAACAAAATCAACAGAAAAGTTAGCAACAAACTTGAAAGTAGTTACGGATCAACAGACTAATGACTTAACCGAAGTTAAAAGTAAGGTAACTACAATAGAAGAATTGCCTGCTAAAAATGCTAAATTGACGGGAGCACTTATTAAGGGTGCAATTATAACTAATGGTGTTGTATTTGGATTTTGGCTTATGAAAACTTTATTTTCTTTGTTAACAAATAAATAGGAGGAATATTAAATGAACTATCCAATAACTCAGAAGTATATTAAATATAATCGTTCCTATGCCAAGTTAGCACCTTCGGGCATGGTATTACATGATACTGATACAAAAGGCGCTACAGACCAAAATGAACAAGATTATTTCAATAAAGGTATTAGACTTGCAGCTGCACATGCCTTTATAGATTGGGATAGCATAACGGAAACTGTCCCCCTCGACGAGCAAGCTTGGCATGCGGGAGGTACGGCAAATCATTCAATGTTGGGAGTTGAATTATGCGTTCCAGCTGCACATAATCCTGTGCAATTTCAAGAGGTTTGGAATAGAGCAGTATGGTATTTTGCACATTGCTTTATTAATACTATAAGAGTTAATACAATAACTAAGGACAATCTTATGAGTCACGCTGAAGTATCTGCAAAATGGCATGAAACAGATCATCAGGACCCCATAGTTTATTTTGCTGAATATGGTAAAACAGTTAATCAATTTAGATCAGAAGTCCAAAAGGAAATAAATAATTTAGTGGAGGATTTAGAGATGAAAAAAATAGTAACTTACTTAGGTGATTCGGATTTATTTGCAGCAGTGTTGGTCTCACAAAAAAATTCCTGTCCTTTAATGAAGAAAGCTGACTTTGATGCAAGTGGTTTAAAAGCTGACCAAGTGATTGCTGTTGGTGGTAAACCTAATAGTACAAGATTTAGCACCTTTAAAGATGCTGCAGCATTAGTTTAGTTTTAAAGATGATGTAAATATTCTGCATCATCTTTTATTTTATCCAAATTTTAAGGAGATGTATTAAATGAAAGACATATTAAATTTTGCAACAAATAACAGTGGACTTTTAGCAGCTCTTTTTATAGCTCTAATAGGCTTATTCAGTGCTATTATATCTAAAAACAAGCAACAGGTCTATACAAGGCTTTATGCATTAGTAGCTCAAGCGCAGCTCTTTGAAAATGCTACAGGATCCGAGAAGTTTACTTATGTATTCGACAAGGCTTATAATTCTCTTCCGTTATGGTTAAAATTATTCGTAAGTGAAGATAATATTAAAAGAGGCATTGAATACTCACTTAATAAACTAAAGGCCTTTGCTAAATCAAAAATTGAAGCCTTAAATGTTATTCCTTTGAATAGCAATATTCCTATTAATAATACAGTACAAGAAGTTAAATCAGTTGTATTAGAAAAAATCATACCTGCAGAGCAAACAATAGCACAATAATTTAAAGACCTGAGTTGGCTTAATTGCTTTCTCAGGTCTTTTTTTATTTTTTGCTTTACAATAGAACGTATGTTCCGTATAATGGAGTTATATTAAAGGGAGTGAAGTAAATGATTACTATAAAACAAAAAGAAGTACTTAAAGCAATTAGTAACTTTATAGTTATTAATAAATATTCTCCCAGTGTGAGGGACCTTGCATTAATTTTAAACTTAAAATCAACCTCTACAGTGCAAGGGCATTTGGATAGATTACAAGCTGCTGGTTATATTACAAAAGGTGAAGCTATGCCGAGGACTTTGCGAGTATTAAGAAATTCGGAGGAATGAGATCATGAAGATAATAGCAAAACCAATAGAAATGGTGTCTTGGACTGATATGAAAGGTAATATAAAACCTATAAGGTTTAAGATTGCCAATGAGGATGAAAGCAATTCTGTTATAAAAGTTGATAAGATTATGTTTATTGACAGAGAAAAGCTTGCTGGCAATGATATGCTATTATTTAAATGTCAGAGCCTGATTGGTAATGTTCAGCGATTATTTGAATTAAAGTACGAGCTTAGAACTTGCAAGTGGATGCTGTTTAAGATGTAGCAAACAAGCTAATCAAAAAGTATATACAAATAAAGGAATTTTATACCAAATGTAGAATATACCACATATGATAAACTAATGAGGTGGTTATTATAGGTGTAAAGAATAGATTAAAAGAAATACGCATGAGGGAATATATGATAAGCCAAAGTGAATTTTGTGAAACAATTCTTAAAATGAGTAGATATACTTATAATCCTATAGAAAATAATAAAAAGCAGGGTGATATCACTACAATTTTTCATATATCAAAGGCACTAAAAAAGCCAATTGAAGATATCTGGTTTGAAGATGAGGCTAATTAGGCCTTATTTTTTTTATCTATATTGTGGCTAAATGAATAATAAATTAATTAAATAAAAATATTTGTGCTTAAATGGAAACATTTTATATCCAAGTGCATATATTGATATAAGAAGTAGGAAAATGGAGGACGTTTAAAAATGATTTTGGGAGTAGATTTAGGCAATGATAGTGTAAAAACCTCAAAGGGTATCAGTTTTCTATCTAAAGTATCAAAAGTGGGTAATATTTTAAATAATAATATAACCTTATCAACTTCAAACGATATCTTTTTCATAGAGGAAGGAAAGTTTGATACTGAATATAGGAAGATAAAAAAGGAATACATTAGAGAAATGTTTCTTGTTGCTGTGGCTTTAAGTTCAGGCGAAATAAATAATCAAATAGTAGTTGGGCTGCCACTTAGCCAATACAAAGCAGATAAAGAAACATTTAAAAATCTATTATTAAAAGATAGGATGCAACGGATCAGTGTAAATGGTAATGATAGGAAGATAATAATTGAAGATTTGGAGATTTATCCTGAAGGTATTGGAGCATTAGTTGGTCAAGAGTTTGATGGAATAATCGTAGATATTGGTGGAAGAACAACAGATATAGCCTTATTGGAAAATGGAAAAGTAAAGAAGCCTTATTCTTTACCCACAGGGACTTTAAATTTGTATTCAGAGTTCATAAAAACAATTAATAGTAAATACTCTTTAGATCTAAAATCAGAAGATGCAAATAGGATTATAAAAAATGGTTTAAAAATCTATGGTGAGCAGAAAGATATTAATTTTGGGTTAGATATATTTAAAGCCTACGTAGAGGGCATAGTGAGTGAATTACAAGTAAGTTATAGTATTAAGACATTAGACATCATGCTTATTGGTGGAGGCGCTACATTGCTATATAAAGCATTTAAAAACAGGATTCCTAATGTTCAATTAATAAATGATGCAATATTTGCAAATGCCAATGGATTTAAAAAGGTGGGTGAGAATTTATGGCTTTAAAAGTTAGCTTAAGCTTTAAAGAGAGTGAAAAGGAAATGTATGATTTCTTGCAATCTCAATTAAGTGCAAGTATTTATATTAAAGAATTGATAAAGAAGGAAATGAAAATTAAAGAGGATAAACCGACAAATAAGAAAAATAATAATGACTTTAATTTAGATTTTTAGCAATAAAAAACCACTTCCTCGGGGGAAATGGTAAATTTCTACTGCTCGCTCACTACGTCACGCTATACAGTAGAGTATGATTTCAAGTAACAAAAGATGCTATATTTTATATAAATATTTTAATTTAATATTTCATTCATATTTTAAAATTACTGAATTATTTCAGCAAATATATAAAGAGCTGCAATAACTAAACTTAATCCAAACAACATATTTATCACCTCACAATGCATTATAACCAACTTTATTTAATTTATTCAAGGAGGAAAAATTATGTTAAATTATTTTTGTAAAACAACAACTATGAGTATTGATGATTTTTTAAAATCAGAAAAAGAGAAATCTACCTTACCAGAAGTAAGAAAAACTCATGATTTTATAAATGGGATTATGAGCAATGATAGATACAAAAAATTTATAGTAGTATTTTTAGGAATTACTCTATATTGTAGTAAAGTCTTAGCGGCAACAAACAAAGGGATTGATCCTTTAGGTAATACATTGTTGAATTTAATAAGACATTGGGCTTACTGGGTAATATTAGTTATGTGCATTTTGGAAGTTATTAGAGCTGGGATAAGCGGAGACTCTAAAAAAATATTAAGTATAATAATGAAATATGTCGTTGTATTTGCAAGTATGTATCTTGTCCCAGCAATATTTGATGCGATTAGAGATTCATTTTAAGGAGGTTTTATTATGGCAAATGTTAAAGAGATAATAGATGGCTTAAAAACTGCAGGTACAACCGGATGGGATTCTATTAAAACTATAGCAGATTTTTTAAATTATTTAATGCATCCCAGCTTAATCTTAAAAGGACTTTGGTATTATACTCAGTTATATTCATTTTGGATATGTTTATTTATTGCTTTAATATCACTAATCCTTTATATTCTTGGATTTAAAAAATTTGCTAAGTATGTTCCCGCAAGTGTAGCAATATATACACTAATAAAAATGATAGCAAGTGCATTCTAATGTTTAAAAAAAATGGCTCAATGCCTTTAGATAAATATTTTCAACTAATAAAACCACAGTACGTATATCTCCAAATTATACCCCACAAATCAACGAGAAATTATAATAGTGCTAACATTGCCAAGGCTATCCAACATACTTATAAGGCTATAAACAGTCGCATAAAGATAGAGCAGAGAAAACTATTCATACAAACCAATTTTAAAATTAGCTATGTGATTGATATTAGAAAATCCAATACAAGTTTTTACTTTATAGTTCCTAATATATTTCTTAATATAATAATAGAAAAGATTAGAGAAATTTGGAGTCAAGTAGAATTAAATATTGTAGAAAAAATTGAAGGCTTCAGCACTAATACTATGTACTATCAACTGAATTATAAAAAAGAAGATGCACTAAGTCTTCAGGTAGATAAAAAAAGCAATGAACCTTTAAATAGCATTTTAGCGGTTATGGAAATCATGCAAGAAGATGATCGTGTTACTTTAGTCTATAATTTTATACCTAAAAGCCAATTCTACTGGCAGAAAAGCTATAATGCTACAAGAAAAAAGATTGAAAAAATGAAGATCATAGACAAGGATAGCACTACTATTGAGTATAAATTAAAAGCAGCTTTAAGCTTCCTGAATTATATATTTAATTCCATGTTATTAACCCTAAATGATTTTGGAGGAAAGCCTAAGGAAGTTAATAATGTTTTGACAGAGCTACTTGTTACATCAAATATTTTAGAAGTTAATAAAAGACTATCCAACTCAACTAATTTAAAAAAAGATAAATCCGTACTGGATGCACAGATATTTATTGCTACAAATAGTGTAGATAAGATAAGGCAAGAGAATAATGCGCAAGTAATAGCTCAATCCTTTCGTATATTAGATGAGGATAATGAGTTAGTATCTAAAAAGGTTAAATTAAAAGCTAATGAAGTATTAAATATAGAGGACTACAAATTTAAAAATGTTGGTGAAAATACATTTTCCGTAGATGAGTGCCAGAACTTCATTCAACAACCAGGAAGACAGTTAATGAGAAGTTTAGGAATAAAGCACACTGAGGTTAATGAAGTACAGGTACCTAAAGAGCTAAGGGAAGGATATATAAGCTTAGGTCCGGTTAAATGTAAAGGTAATATCCAAGATGCTTATATAGAGGATAAATATGATAAGGGAAGTTTACCACTCATACCAGTAGGATCTCAAGGAGCTGGGAAATCTACATTTATGGCTAATTATTATAGATTTTCGAATAAAAGAAAAGAAGGAGGAGTGATAATAGACTTTATAAAGAATTGTGAAATGTCTGAGGAAGTTATAAATTACTTGCCTCCTGAAGATATTATTGTATTGGATTATACAAAGTCTGGGGACATTCAAGGATTTGCCTTCAATGAATATAAGATAAATGATGAAATGGATACATTTGAAAAACTTAACTTGGCTAATCTACAAGCTCAGCAAATATTAACTTTCGTAGATTCAATTAATCAAGAGCAACCACTTCAGGCCCGAATGAGAAAGTACTTATCTGCTGCAGCTAACATAGTATTTGCAACGGGAGAAAATGCCCTGAAAGAAGTTGTTAAATGTTTAGAATACAATGAAGTAAGAGTATCATATATTGACAAATTATTGGATGAAGAAAAAGAGTTCTTAGAGGATGAAATTAGATATTTAGAGGAACTTGATGAATATTCTAAACCTACGAAAGATAGTCCAATACCAATAATTATAGGGACCAGATATGACAGGATAGAGGGTATTTTAGATAGAATAAGTCTTTTGAGAGAAGATTTTAAACTTAAGTATATGTTCAACAAAGGATCCAAAGGCAATATAGATTTTGCTGAAGAACTTGAAAAGGGTAAAACAATTATAATACGTATGCCCCAAGATTCCTTTAAGAAACACGCTAAGAATGTCATAGTAACCTTTTTACTCTCTAAGATATGGATAGCTACAGAGATAAGGGGGAAGTGGAACAAACAGCCTAAGCCTACACATATAAGCATTGATGAAATATATCAAACTAAAACTGCTATGAAAATGTTGGCAAATGATGAGATATTGCCTCAGACACGTAAGTTTGGTTGTAAGTTTATCTTAAGTTGTCAATATACGGACCAGATAGAGATATTAATGGATACCTTGGTAGGAGCCGGATCATCCTTTATGTTTATGACAGGAACAAGTGAAAAAGACTTTAAACTATTTGAAAGCAAATTGGAGGGATTTGAGTTTGAAGATTTAAGGGATATGGAGAAATTTCATAGTCTGAATTTAATATATTATTCAGGAGGTTATGCTTCATTTATTAGCAAATTGCCAAAACCATTATAGGAACTTAGGCTCTTTTTAACATAAAAAATAAGTCCATATTCCAGGGCTTATTTTTTATGTTTTTCTTTTAAATACTCTATTAAGAGTTTATTAACAATCGCGGATAAATTAGTATCTTCATCCACAGCTATCTTCTTAACTGCCTTAACTATATCATCATCTAAATATAAATCTTTCTTACGCTTCATTAAATACACCCCAAGTTAATTGTAAAGGAATGTATTTAATAAATATATGCGATATTACGGAATGTCGCATATAAGTATCTAAAAAAAAGTTATTTACAACAGCCCCAATTACATTTGTGAGGATAATTAAATTTAAGTAAATCATGAGGGCATACTTCCAACGCAATTGCTATTTTTACAATCGTATCAACACTTGGGGATCTTCCTAAGGTTTCGATTTCGGAAATTTCGGATTGGCTTATCCCACTTTTGGAGGATAATTCTGCTTGCGACATATGATTCTTTGCTCTATATTTTTTTATTTTAATTTTATACATATTACCTCACAATACACTTTTATATATTAATTTATATTATAAATGAACAAAAATCAATACGCAAAATTTGGTAATTGTCGAAATTAGGGCGAAAATATTGATATAGTGGTAAAGAAATGGTTTACAATGGGATGAGAGTAGTAGTTAAGGTGTGTGTTTCTTTAAAGTTAGTACTATCGCTCGAACATGTGTTCTTTACTTTTATGAGTTCAGGTGCTATTATGAAAATATTGGGGCATAATTAAAAAATCGGAAGGAGATAACATGAAGCAAACAGATGATTATGAAGAGGGGGTTATACTTTTAAAAAATAAAAGTGAAGCAGCTAAGTTGTGGGAGAATGAATCTAATGCGTATAACGCCATGATGGATTATTTAGAAAGTAAAGGTTTAAATGGGGAAGATTTAATTGACTTTATAGAATTGCTTAGAGTTTATATTAGTAAATCATCATACATATAGTTCAATAAAACCGCACAGAAAACCGCACAAACTCTTAAAGTATAAAATAACAACTTAAAGCATGTGCAAACTTGTTGCTTTTGAGCAACTAATCAACGGAATACAGAGCTTTGTAAATCAGCACTTTAACAAATATATTAAAAGTTGCATTCTCATGGTTTCCTAAACCGTGGGCCGGAGGTTCGAATCCTCTTGAGCGCACCATTTACCCCACTTTCAAAATTGAAAAACCGCACAAATAAAGCACAAAAGAAAAAACAGCCATAATTGACTGTTTTATTTAAATATATTCTTAACTTGTTGATCCAATTCTTTTGTTTCTTCTAATCCTAAATGCTGATATATCTTTTTCAATACCCATATATCATGTCCAAGTCTTCCAGCAGCGTACTGATCAGGTACGTTATTTTTATATAATAAACTTGCATGATAATGCCTCAAGTCATGGAATCTTATCTTGGGTAAATTATTGCTTTTTAGATTTATTATCTTTCTATATTTTTTACTAAAACTATCCGGATTATAGGAAAATATTTCGGGCTTTATTTCTGCTTTATTGTTATTTTTAATTTCATCTTTTTTACTTTTCTTTTTAGGTTTTAATTGTCTCATATCCTTTAATAAGGACATTACATAATCAGGTGCAATAATTGTTCGTATACCATTTGCACTTTTAGGTGACTTTAATTCGAATTGATATCCTTCTTCTTCAAGAGCTACTGCTTCATCTACTCTTATCATACAATCTTTTTCATTTATATCGTCCCACTTAAGTGCAAATATTTCACCTCTTCGTAAACCACACCACCCAGCTAACAAAATAATAACTTCATCCTGCAAGCCAATACTTTTAAAAACCTGATGTATTCTTTCAAATTCCACTTCAGTCGGAATAGTTGGTGTAAATTCACTATTCTGTGGAGCTTTAATTCCCAAACATGGGGATTTAGTCTTTAATGTATCATAAAACATTTTGGCCAAAGTAAAATAGTGCTTTCTGACAGTAGTTGAAGATAAGCATTTTAGTTTATCAGATAGATATTTTTTTATTTGCATATCGGTTATTTGGTTAACTCTAAGGTTTCCAAACGCTGGTGTAAAGTGCAGATCAATATAAGTTTTATATGCCTTGATTGTAGTGTTTGCAAGAAAGGGTTTATTGATCTCAAACCACTTATCCATATAATCACACATTTTCATTCTGCTTAGGTTATTTAGAGACCTATTTGCAATTTCCTCTTCAAGATCTCTCACCGCATTTTTACATTCTTTTAATCCATCTCTTGTTACATACTCTCTTAGCATCTTATTATTTGAATCTCTACCTACATATACGACAGCACTATAGGTACCATTTGCATTTTTCTTTATACTCGCCATCTCTCTATTTCACCTCTGATTTGAAAAACATGGCTCTACCTAAAATCTTTATTTCCTTCATATCTTTTTTGGAAAATATCATATCTGAATAATTATTGTTTTCAGGTCTCAATATTATATTCCCATCAACTTTATATACTCTCTTTAGTGTGGCCACTTCATCATTTATTTGGACTGCAGCGATTTGTCCGTTTTCAATATCTGGTTGCCTGCGTATATAAACGATATCTCCATCAAATATTCTTGCATTTATCATGCTATCGCCTTTAACTTTTAAACAGAAGGTTATATCTTCATCAACATCTATGTATTCATAAGCACGAATATCCTCTTGAGCTAATATAGGAATACCAGCTGCAATTGCACCAAGCACAGGTATTTTTTTATATTCCGTTTCTTCACCATATTTATCATTTGATTTACCCATCATATAATTTATGTCTACCTTAAAAAATTCCGCAAAACTTTCAACTATATCAAAATGTTTAGGTTTGTTTATGTTTTGCTCATAACGTGAAATTGTAGATTTATTCATTAGTATATTCGGATAAATTAAATTTATAGCAATAATGAATTCATCCATTGTCATTCCATGCTCTGTACGCAAGTCTTTCAGCCTATCTCCGAATGTCTGTCTCATTTGCAGCCCTCCTTTATAATATTCAATAATAATAGTATAACCAATAAAGTTACGCATATGCAACAAAAATTAAAATATAACCGAACAAAGTTGTTGACATGTTAATAAAATAAGAATATTATAAATTTAATGAGTTGCACAACAGCAACAAAAGGAGGTAAAGCATGAACAAGCGAAAAACCGAACTTAAGCATCTACCGCACTTTAAATTTAAAGGCTTTTTGATTGAAAATCACATTAGTCAAAGAAATGTGTCCAAGCTATTGAATCTTAGCCCAGTGACTGTTAATCAAAAAATAAACGGAAGATTGCACTTTAATTTCAGTGAAATCGAAGAAATGTGCAATGAGTATGATATTATGCCAGATATTTTTTTAACCAGAAAGTTGCACAAAAGCAACAATAATTCTCAAATTGAGTAAAAAGTACTCAGCATGAGGAAATAAATAAATAAAGGAGGACGAGCTATGAATAATTTAAACATCATAAATCAAAATGGAGTTTTATTGACAGATAGTAGAGAAGTTGCAGGGATGGTGGACAAGCAGCACAAAGACTTAATAGAAAGCATAAGAGGGTATGTTCAGTATTTAATCGGCGGAGATTTCCGCGCATCTGATTTCTTTATTAAAAGCTCATATACGGATACTCAAAATAGAGAGCAACCTTGTTACTTACTAACTAAAAAAGGTTGCGATATGGTAGCAAATAAAATGACAGGTGAAAAAGGGATTTTATTCACTGCAACCTATGTTACAAAGTTTGAAGAAATGGAGCAAACATTAAAACCTTCAAAACCAACTTGCATTGAAGATGTTTTGATTCAATCTCTTCAACAGATGAAGGATATGCGACAACAGTTAAATGAAGCAAATCAAAATGCTTTGCAAGCTAATGCTAAAGCAGAGGAAACTAAACAAGAGGTACAAGCCATTAGAGATGTTATAACAATAAATCCTAAAGCAGAATGGAGAAAACAAACCAATTACTTCATTACAAGTATATGTATGAAATTATCAGACTTTGAAACTCCAAGAATAGAAATCTATAAGGCATTGGAACAGCGTGGAGCCTGCAATATGAAGCAGAGACTTAAGAATCTACAAGGAAGGGCATTGCTGAATGGGATGTCTAAGAGCAAAGCTGATAGTCTCAATAATCTTGATGTACTTGAAAATGAACCAAGACTAAAAGAGATCTACATATCAATAGTTAAAGAAATGGCCATTAAGCATAAGGTGGCTTAAAGGAGGAAGTGATGAAAAAGTTAATTAAAGATGTATCAATAATGGCTATGTCAATTGTAGTCATAGCGGTGTGGTGGTTCTTTTGTCTACAATCAGTATTACCATAAAAGGAGGTAAAGATGACAGACATTGAAAGGATCCAAGCTTTAGAAAAACAAGTACAAGAACTAAGGACACAAATAAGTAATAAAAGGCTATGTAATCATTGGTTAGTGTTAGGGGAAAAGGTTACTGTTGGATTATTGGAAGCTTTTAAGACTAAGCAAATGAATCCACATATAGCACAATGTAAATCTTCTATAAGCTGTTTAGTTGGAAAGGCTTTTCACAAAAATAATGTAAATTCTTTGAGCATGGAAGAAGCTAAAGAAGCTGAATTACTTATAGACTATATCTTAACTTTTATGAAAGATACAAGAGAAAAATATGAATACAAAGACATGGTAAGTGGCTATGAAAGGAAAACAGAATAGGAGGTACCAAGTGAGAAAAACAAAGCAGATATTCAAGACCTTTGAATATAAGAACTTCGTTAAGCAAAAGCCTATGGAATTCAAGAAGGGAGAGAAGAATGTCGAAATCAAAAACCAAAATGAGATTTGAAACAATTAAAGCAAGAGACGGACAACTTAAAAAATTTGCACCTGGAAGTTACAAGATCGACAAGAAAGATCCATTAGTAGTTTATTTAAATCTTTAGAAAGAGAGGAGAAAGGAAATGCAAATTAAATTAATCCGTATTAAGAACTTTTTAGGCATTGATGAATTGGAAATCGCACCAGGTAAAATTAATATAATCAGAGGGCCTAAAGGAGTAGGCAAAAGTACAATCCTCGAAGGCATTGAAAAGATATTCACCAATAAGGATAGGAGAACAGAAACTATAAAACATGGGGAATCAGAAGCTACTTTGTTCCTTGAAACAGATAATGGCTTAGAAATAGATAGAAGATTGAGGGATGAAAAGGCAGATTACTTTAAACTCAGAAAAGGTGATGAAGGAATATCTTCCACTGAAAAGTATCTTAAAGATTTCATCAATGGGAATATCTTCAGGCCAATAGACTGGGTAAATATGAAATCAGAGGAACAAACAAAGTCAATTTTAAATATGCTTCAGATAGATTGGTCAAAGGAAAATATCAAACAATGGTTTGGGGAAATACCTTCCAATGTTGAATTTAGCCAACATATACTCATGGTTTTGAAGGCTATAGAAGTTAAATATTATAAGGACAGAGAAGAAGTCAACAGGCGAATAAAAGAGCTTAAAACCCAAATACAAGTTATTAAAAAGGATATGCCTGCTGATTATGATGGTGAGGTTTGGAGAGAAAAGAAGGTCCAGGAGTATTACAAATTAGTTTCTGATGCTGAAAAGGTTAATGGATATATCAAGGAGGCTGAAGCTCTTCAAGAAAACATTAAAAGTCAAATTGAGACCATAGAAGCTAATTCAGAAAGTGAAAAATCAAGAACACAAATGAAGTACAAAGACCAGAGACAGGACATTAAAGATATTGTAGATTTAAGCAATTCTAAGATTGAAAAAGCTGAAACCGAATTAGCAAGCACTGATGATAAGCTAAAAAATGCCTTGATTGAATCCGAAAGTGATTACAATAAAGAATTTTATAATTTATCAGGATCCTTTGAAGCAACTAAGAAAAAATTAGAGGACGAATACAACCAAAAATTAAAAGATGTCTCAGTAAAGTTCATAGCGGATAAAGACAACCTTAATCAAAGAAAGCAAGAAAGCAAAGATTCTTTAAATGCTTTAAGTGAATCTTTTAAAGAATCCGAAAAAGACAATATTATTCTTCAAAATAATAAAATATCAGCTAAAAACCAAGAACTTATTTCACTTGATGAAATAGAAACCCAAGCAATAAAAGCTGTAGAAGTTAAAAAGAATACTGAAATTGAAAAGGTTAAGTTAAGAGCTGGCAAAGCAGCTGAATTTCTAAAAACTACCGAACAGATTGAGATTGAACCTCTGCAAAAGGATGCTGATGAAGTAGCTAATATGCAATCTTATTTAAGACAGTGGGACAACATGATTGACATTAGGGATAACAAACTATCTGTAAAAGAAAGAGAAGCACAGGAACTTACAGCGAGAATTGATAAGGCAAGAACTCTTCCAAGTGAATTATTAAAGACAGCTCAGATGCCGATAGATGGAATTTCAGTTGATGAAAAGGGCTTGATCAGAATTAATAATACTTTGATTGATGGTTTATCTTCAGGAGAAAAATTAGAGCTTGCATTTAAAATAGCTAAGGCACAGGCAGGAGATTTAAAAGTCATTTGTATTGATAAGTTTGAAAGCTTGAAGTCAGAAGAAAAACAGATCCTTGAAAATGCAATGGATGATGATTTCCAATATTTTATCACAGAGCATACAGCAACAGAAGAATTAGAAATAGAAAAAATAGGTTAGGAGGAATAAACAATGGCAGATTTAGCAATACAAAACAAAACAGCAATATCAAATGTTAAAAGTTTACTTGCAAATGTCGGTTATAAAAAAAGGTTTGAGGAAATCTTGGGTAAGAAAGCAGCAGGGTTTATGAGCTCAATTGTTAATCTTACAAATTCAGAGACTAAGCTGACAAAATGTGATGCAAATAGTGTTATAGCTTCAGCTGTAGTGGCAGCAACCTTAGATTTACCTATAGATAAAAATTTAGGATTTGCCTGGATTATACCTTATGGAGATAAAGCACAATTCCAAATGGGATACAAAGGTTTCATTCAATTAGCAATGAGAACAGGTCAGTATAAAACTATTAATGCAACGGAGGTTTACGAGGGTGATATCAAACACATAAATAGACTCTCAGGTGAAATTGAGTTTGACGAGAACAATACTAAGCAAGATAAAATAGTTGGTTATATAGCTTATTTTAAGCTGCTAAATGGCTTTGAAAAACCTTTATATATGACAGCTGAACAAATGGAAAAGCACGCTAAGAAGTATAGCCAAACCTATAAAAGCAAATACCAGAATACAGTTGATAGCAGCAAGTGGAGTACAGACTTTGATAGCATGGCGATTAAAACAGTTTTAAAGCTCCTTTTAAGTAAGTATGGGATCTTAAGTATAGAAATGCAGACAGCTATCCAAGCAGACCAAGGAGTTATCAAAAATGATGTGGCAGAGGGAGCAGAGATAAATAGCGAAAGTATTGAATATGTAGATAATGCGAATGATGCCGACTTTGAAGAAGTTAGCAAAGAACCAGTATCAACCAAGCTTGATGATAAATTCAATAAAAAAGTTGAGGTAAATGGACTATCAGAAGAAGAAAAGGCAGAAATCAAAAGATCAGAAAGTGAGGTTAAATAAATGGAGGAACTTTTAAAACTCACTGATGATAATTATTTCAGCATAGAGAATGAAAATAAGTATATGGGAGTAAGTCAATTCAAATCATTTAGAAAATGTGAAGCTAAGAAAATGGCAGAGCTTAAAGGACTCTGGAGAGATGAAACAAGTACAGCATTACTCGTGGGAAGTTACTTTCATGCACACTTTGAAGGTGCGTTAGGGAAATTCAAGGGAGAACATCCAGAGATTTTTACTAAACAAGGTACTTTGAAATCTGAATATAAAAAAGCTGATGAAATGATTAATTGTTTAGATACTGATGAAAGTTTCAAACAAATTTACAGTGGGGATAGAGAAAAGATATTCACAGGTGAATTGTTTGGTACTCCTTGGAAAATAAAAGTTGATATTCTGAATACTAAGGAAAGTTATTTTATAGATTTAAAAACTACCAGAGATTTTGAAAAGCAGTGGATTGAAGCTGATGGGAAAAATATAAAAGTTAGCTTTGTTGAAGCTTGGGGCTATTTTATACAAGTAGCAGTATATAGAGAAATTGTTGCAATGAATATAGGAATAGCATCAAAAGAACTGGAGGCTTTCATTATTGCAGCTACAAAACAAGATCCTCCTGATAAAACAGTTTTACGATTTGAGGAAGAAGATTATCAAAATGGATTAAGAGAAGTTGAAATATATCTACCTCATATCTTAGAAGTTAAAAACGGTATTGTACCTCCTGTTAGATGTGGCAAATGTGCTTATTGTAGATCAACAAAGAAGCTTGATAAAGCAATACATTATACGGAGTTATAGCCATGGACGATTTAGAACTTCAAAAACAGGAATTACGATTTCAGCTTGCAGATGAGCTCTTACACGGAGAATATACAAGAGATTATTACAAAAAAGCCTTTGAGGATACCTTAGATAGTTTGAACAGTCAAACAACATTAATTCCATGGTCCGCACAGGAAATCATAGATCGGGAGGGTTAATAATGGGATACGTGACAACCTCAAAAGCAACAGTAAAAGCCTTAATCCTATCAGATTTCCCAACTTACTATAATAAAAGTGAGGTGCTGCAGAAAGCGATAATCGGTCTATTTTCTACAGATTTAGAAATAATGTTTATGTTTATGAAAGAAAGTGAGGTGAAATAAATGCAACAGACAAAAATAACTTGTGATTTATGTAAGAAAGAAGTCGTAGCAAATAGTTTATATAACACAGATTTTAAAAGAGTTACTTTAGAGTTTGGATATTCAAATAAAAGACAATATGATTTATGCCCCGATTGCTTAAAGAAGCATGGGTTGACTACTGAAAAAGGCGAAGAACCGTCTGTAAGCAACCCAACTACTGCTGATAAACTCTATGAAATTATAGCAGAAATAGTAGCTGAAAATATTCCAGAACAATAAAAAGCATCCTCACCAAAGGATGCTATAGGGGATAGGTTAATCTCTTTCCCCTAATATATCACATTAGGAATTTCAATTCAACTCTAAAGAAGGTGATAAAGATTGTATACCAAAATCGACGAACTGATTTGGAAAGATGAAAAGTTTCCAAAGCTTTCAGACGATACAAAATTACTGTTTTTCTACATCTTAACTAATCCACACAGAAACATATTAGGATGCTATTTTCTCCCATTACCCTATGCAATTTTTGACATTGGATGGGATTTGAAACGGTTAGACAAAGGGTTACAGGAACTGTTACGAAAGGGTTTCATTAACCATGATTTAGGGGCAAATATACTACTGATTAAGAACTATTTAAAGTACAACCCCTTAGAGAACCCAAATCAAGTTAAAGCAGCAATAAAAGCATTAACAGAGATTCCTCCGAATGGCATGGATAGTGACTTACACGAGATAATTAAAGGGTTAGACAAACCCTTACTTAAACCCTTAGTGGAAGGGTTAGCCAAACGGTTACCTAAACCAGTAACAGTAACAGTAACAGTAGCAGTAACAGAAGATATAACAGTACCGATTGAATCGGAGGATAAAACTGAAGAATCTAATGTAATTAATGATGAAGCAAAAGATGAAATCATAGAAGAAGTCGTAGAAGAAAAATCTGTCTATGAAAGAGTAATTACTTATCTAAATGCAAAGCTTGGTACAAATTATAGGTTCACAACTAAAAAGACTCAAGAATCTATAAATGCAAGACTTAATGAAAACTTTACTGCAGATGATTTTAAAACTGTAATAGATAAAAAGACCAAGGAATGGAAAGGTTCGGACATGGAACAGTACTTAAGACCTGAAACTCTCTTCGGGACAAAGTTTGAATCCTATTTAAATCAAAAGATAGTTATTGGCAAAAAAGATACCTTCAATGCCGGAGCAAATGAACGAGGTCCAGAGTACTATATGCAACTAAATGCTGAACGAGAGATACTTCAAAAGGAGAAAGAGGATAAGGAGGGAACAACCACAGGGGATGAAATACTAAAAGCAATTAAAAAGGGGAGAAGATAGATGGTCGAAAAGCTAAGAGAAGAGTTACACAAATTAATAGATCAATATGGCATTCAGGACAAAAGAGTTTTAAAGAAAAGCCAAGAGCTGGATATGGCAATAAATGAAGGTGGTTAAATGCGCTGCTTAGTTTGCAATAGAACCTTGAAAGATAAGGAAAGTATAGCAAGGAAGATAGGTCCAACCTGTTTCAGTAGATTAATGAAATTTAATAAAGAAGAAAAGTTGAAAAAGAAACATAGACTTGAGCTGAAAAAGTTAGCAAAAGGAGATATTCCAGGACAATTAAATCTATTTGAGAAATTAATTTAGTTCGCAATTGCTAACTATGGCGAAACAAAATAAGAGGTGGGAAAGTGGAAGTTAATGAATTGAAGATGCTCCAAGCCTTGCCTTTAGATGTGAAGATAATGAAGTCACAACAAAGGATTCGTGAATGGTATGAGTTCTTTGGTAAAAAAGTTTATGTAAGTTTTTCAGGAGGCAAGGACAGCACAGTTTTATTACATTTAGTCAGACAAATGTATCCAGAGGTTGTTGCTGTATATTCAGACACTGGGTTAGAATTTCCAGAGATAAGAAGTTTTGTGAAAGAAACTGAAAATGTTATTTGGTTAAAACCTAAAATTGGGTTTAAACAAGTAATTGAAAAGTATGGTTATCCGGTAATAAGCAAAGAACAAAGCCAGTATATCCAAGAGGTTAGAAATTGTAAATCCAAGCAAGGTGTTAATTATAACAACCGATTAAATGGAAATAAGTGGGGTAGAGGTAAAATAACAGATAACTGGAAGTTCATGTTAGAATCACCTTTTAAAATATCTAATATGTGCTGTGAAATAAGCAAAAAAAAACCCATGAAAGCCTATGAAAAAGAAACAAATAATAACCCCATATTAGGCACTATGGCAGAGGAAAGCCAAATGAGAACAAAAGTTTATTTACAACAAGGTTGCAATGCCTTTGAGAATAAAAGACCAATTTCACAACCCTTAAGCTTTTGGAAAGAACAGGACATATGGGATTATATAAAACTCCATAACTTACCTTATTCTAAAATTTACGACATGGGATATAAACGCACTGGTTGTATGTTTTGTATGTATGGTGTTCACCTGGAAAAAGGAGAAAATAGATTTCAAAGAATGCAGATAACTCATCCGAAGCAATGGGATTATTGCATGAGGGATGAAGTAAAAGGTGGTTTAGGTATGGCAAAGGTACTTGACTATATAAATGTACCTTACATGAATAATATTGAAAATAAAAAGACACCTGAGGGAATTAAATATCAACAATTTAAAATAGTTTAGTGAGAGGGTGAGGGATTGATTCAGATATTAGAACTATTCGGGGGAATAGGAAGCCCAAGGAAGGCTTTGATAAACTTAGGAGTACCTGTAAAGGCTATAGACTATGTTGAGATAGATGAGAAGGCTATTAGGAGCTATAATGCAATATTCAGCAAGGAGTTAAAGTATAAAAGTCAAACAGTGGTTGGATATAATCTTAAGCCGGATATATTAATACATGGTAGCCCTTGCCAAGATTTCAGCATAGCAGGCCACCAGAAAGGCGCAGACGAAGGAACGGAAACAAGGTCAAGCCTTATGTGGGAAACCATTAATATTATCAAGCAGATGGGTGTATGGAAGCCAAGAGTTGTTATTTGGGAAAATGTAAAGAATGTTCTTAGCAAGTATATGCTCCATAACTTTAATAAATATTTAGAAGAAATGCAGAGATTAGGGTATATGAACTCCTTTGAGGTATTAGATGCAAGGGAGTTCGGATTACCACAGGCAAGGCAAAGAGTTTTTACTATAAGTTGCATAGATGGGATATATTTTAACTTCCAAACACTTGAAAGAAAGCCAATGAGAAATATAAAAGAGTTTTTAGAAGATAATGTTTCAGAGGAATTTACCGTAACGCAACCAAGCATTTTAAATGTAATAGGGAGTAAGGGAATTAAAAGAGCAACAGTAATTAAGGACCATTGCTACACAATTACGGAAAGGCAAGATAGATGTCCAGCTCAAGTAATTGATATTGGAAATAGTAAATACAGGTTTTTAACAGATAGAGAATGTTGGAGATTACAAGGCTACACAGATGAGGATTTCAACGCAGCAGCCAAAGTAAACACCCGGAGGACTTTATATAAACAGTCAGGTAATTCAATTCCTGTAACAATATTTGAAAGTATATTTAAACAAATTATTTAATAGAACCTGAAAGGAGATAGAAATTATGGGCTGTAAATGTGCAAAAGTAACTGATGAATACCATGGATGGGAATGCAGCATAACTGATGGAGAATGTATTTATATGTATCCGGATAGTAAAAGATGCGCTAAGGAATACGGAGAAGGACCAGATGCTCCACATGATAATTGTGAGGATTGTGAAAACTTCTATTTAGAAAATCATAAAAGATGTTGTACAAAAAATCCGTTAGCTTTAATAGATGGCGATATAGTTCCAAGTAAATATATTGATGATGATACTTTATGTTGCGGAGGGTTTAAAGCAAAATATGAAAGGAGATAGAAATGAGAGAAATTAAATTTAGAGTATGGGAAGGGAAATATGAAATAGGCTCGGATGGAACAGTTTGGAGCTTAGACTATAACCATACAAGTAAAAGAAAACAACTGAGAACATATTTGGATAAGGCTGGATACCCTTATGTATTTTTAAATAATTATGGTAAAAGAACAAAGGCAATGGTTCATAGAATGGTTGCAGAAAATTTTCTTGAAAAGCCAATTAATAAAAATCAAGTAAACCATAAAAATGGCGTAAGAAACGATAATCAATTAGAAAATTTAGAGTGGGTAACGCCACAAGAAAATGCTATTCATGGGTGGAGGTGCAACGGTAGAAAGGTTTCGGATAAGCAACGATTAACTATGTCAAAAAATTCAAAAGGCGAGTTAAATCCTAAAGCTAAAATGACTTATAAAAAGGCGATAGAGTTAAGAGGATTACGTGAAAATGGGGCAAGTCTTAAAGAGTTGTCGAAAATATTTGATATTAGCGTTTCTCAGGTTTGCGCAATAGCACAAGGGAGGTTTTGGAATGAAAAAGTTTAGGGTGTGGTGTAAGAATAATAAGCAATGGGAAAAAGACGAATGTTTTTTATCACAGGATGGGAAATTATATCAACTCAATAAATATCTACAGACTTGTAGCCTCGAAAATCATATTGTAACTTTCGAAACTGGTTTAAAAGATAAGAATGGTGTGGAAATTTATGAGGGAGACATTGTTATAAGTAATAATGGTGCAGTGCAAGGAGTCGTAGTATATCAAGCTCCAACCTTTGTAATTAAAAAGAATGTTAAAAGTAAGTCCTGGACTGAATTTATATTATCAGCAAAAGAAAATCAGTATCAAAAGGTAATAGGAAATATCTATGAAAATCCAGAACTCTTGAAAGGAGATAAATTTGAAAGCTGAAAATAGCAAATTTGATTTTGGTAATTTTGGTGATGAAGGTTACCATCATTATGCAGTAAATGCAGGTAAGCATACTAAAGAAGAAGCTATTAAAATCTACGAAAAAGAAAGATACAACGAAGCGCCTTATATAGTTGAACAATCTCATGTTAAGTGGAGAGCAGGAGTAAATGAAGATGGTAAACCATGTGTAGGATGGTGGTTTGATTATTATCCAACAGAAAAACGAAGCGTTTTGGTATGGGCTTTTAGATATAAATCTAATAAATAGTTAATGCGGAATCTGATTAAAAGGTGACTTAAAATTGAAAGGGTGAAGTAAAATGTCATTAAAATTAAAAAAGGGTATTAATCCACAAAAGTTAATGAATTATGGGTTTAAAACAGGAAAGGAATGGGCTAAACAAGGTGAAAGGTGTTTAGAGGGCGAAGGCTATAGCTATCAACATGAATGGTATCATAAATTTTTAATGGATGAAGAAAATCCTAACAAAATCCTATATGCAGATGAAGAATATGACCAACCCCTCGTTCATATTTCAATGAGAACTGGTGGGAATTTTCCTAATGACTTATATATAGATTGTACTCCTTCTGGAACTTACCATATTGGAGGTTCGGAATTAGACGTTATAACAGAAACAATATTTGACTTAGTAAATGATGGTCTTTTAGAAAAATAGATTAGTTACGCATTTCAAATATATGGCGCAATAAAAACTAATAAAAAGAGAGCTTGCAGTCTGGACAACTCTTAAGCTCTCTTAATCTCACAGAGGAGATTAAATAAAGTATAACATAAATCTCCTTTAATTAAAAATTAGGAGGAAATTATGAATACAGATAATGCAAAAGATGAAGTGATAATTAAACTGGTTGGAAAGTTAACATTAGAGTTTCCAGATATAGATCAGTTAAAAGTCAGAAGAATTGCCGAGGAAGTAATGTACAAATATACAATAAATTCAACAGAGACATCCCTCGTTGTTACAGACATAGATCAAAGGATAGAGATATATCTTGCTTGTAAAAGACTTGATGGATTAAGCTCTAAGACACTAAAGGGATATGAACAAAATTTATTTATATTTGCAAGTTATATTAAAAAACCCATAGCAACGGTAAATACAATGGATCTGAGAATGTTTCTGGCAGTAAGGTGCAAAAATCTTAAACCAAGCAGTACAAATACTCAAATGTCAATTCTAAAATCATTCTTTGGGTGGCTTTATGAAGAGGAATATATACCGACTAATCCAAGTAAAAAATTAAAACAAACTAAAGAACCAAAGAGATTGCGATATGCACTAACTGATGAAGAAATAGAAAATTTAAGGCAAGTTTGCAGTACAGATAAAGAAAAATCATTATTAGAGTTTTTAGTAAGTACCGGATGCAGGCTAAGTGAAGCAACTCAAATAGATATAGATTCAATAAATTGGTTTGAATTAAGCCTAAATGTAATTGGAAAAGGCAACAAAGAAAGAAAAGTATTCTTTACTATCAAAGCTAAGATCTTATTAAAAAAGTATTTGAAAAATAGAAAAGGGAAGAGCAAAGCTTTATTTATAAGTGAAAAGGCACCCTACGCAAGACTTGGAAACAGAGGAATTGAATATATAATCCATAGAATAGCGTTAAGAGCTAATTTTGATAAGTCAGTATTCCCTCATCTGTTTAGACATAGTTTTGCAACACATAATCTTAATGCTGGGATGCCTTTACCAATATTACAAAAGCTCATGGGACATACAAGTGCTGATACAACGATGATTTATGCTGAAATGAGTGAGGAAAATGTTAGGCATGAGTACAAACGAATATCTTAAAAATAAGGAGGCAAGGATGTTTAACGAAGAAAGAGTTGGATTTAGTCAAGAAATTAGAGAATTAAAGATCGAGAATGAAAACCTTAAAAAAGAAGTTGTATATTTCATGAAGTTAGCTTTCATGGTAAAGCCAATGCAGACAAGCTCTATTAACAAAGAATTCTGGGCTGATGAAGTAGAAAGACGTTATTGGGAGGGCAAGGCAGCTAATAAGGCGATTGAAGAAGTCATAATTGAGATGGAGGGAGCATGAACAAAGGTTTAAGAGAATTGATAAAAGAAAAAGCCGAGAACTGCTGCGTAATATGCAAACGTCATTGTAGAGGAACAGGAACTCCTCACCATGTCATCAAACTAAGTGAGGAGCCCTTATTAAGAAATTGTGAAACCAATGTATGGTGGACCTGCGAAGTCTGCCATACAAGGACAGAGAATGAGCCAGGATATAATCACCAATTGCAATTGCAATTAAGAGATCATTACCAAACCTTATTCTCTACAACTAAAAATTATAACATAAAAGAGATAGCAGCAATAGTGAATATGCCTATTAAAGACATAGAAAAAGCAAGTTATAAAAGAATGATAAAAACAATAGATGACAAAGCAGATGGTGAGGAAGTAATCAGATTTTTAACGAGGGGAGTTCAAGAATGAGCAAATATAATTCTAAAAAAATAACACTTGATGGTATTTGCTTTGATAGCAAAGATGAGGCTGAATATTATAAATATCTACTGCAGAGAAAAGCAAAAGAAGAAATATTAAACTTTGAACTACAACCAACTTATGAACTCATACCCAAGTTTAAAAAAGATGGTAAATCATACAGAGCAATGACATACACACCTGATTATTTAATATATCACTTGGATGATTCCCTGGAGCTTATAGATGTCAAAGGTTTCAGTACACAACAAGGAGATATTAGAAAAAAGTTATTCAATTATAAATATCCTGACTTAAAACTGACTTGGATAGCAAGGTCCTTAAAGTTTGGGGAAGATGGTTGGATAGAATATGAAGATCTTAAAAAAAAGAGAAGGGAGAATAAGAAAAATGGGACGAATTCTTAAAATAATTGATTTAAGCACTGGAGAACAGCTTGAAAATATTGAATTTAGTGGTGGTTATAATATCCAATATGCAAATGGTGAGGATAGCGGAAGGATCCAAAAGATAACTAAGCTTGATAATGCCAAATTTGATGATAAACACTGGATTAAAAATCTAATATATAGACCATTGTGTCATAAGTTGATTGAAAAGTTTGAAGAGCTGAGTCACATAAGAATCGAACGTATTTTATTCCTTGAAGATACTAACTGGATCAAACCGGATAATAATAAAAAGCAATGGATTGCAAGAGTACAAGCTACCAATAAGCAGTTTCAGTCAATTACGGGCTATGCTAATATTTTAGAAACCAGAAGCTTTTACATTGACAATATGAGTGTAGAGCAGGTAGCAGCACTTATGTATCACGAACTTAGACATATTGATATTGATGGTAGTTTAATACCTCATGATGTAGAGGACTGGTCCAATATGGTTGCAACCTTAGGAACTGATTGGGGCAGTACAAAATCTAACATAATCGATATTCTGGACGATAATTTTGGGGAATGGGATGAACTTAGGTCCAATGGTAAGCAATTGAGTTTTTATAACAATGTTACAAGGTTCAAACCTGCAAACGAAGCATAGGGGTTGAATAAATGAAGAGGATTTGGCAACCGATAGAAATTCAAAAGATAGTTGAAAGTGGCAATAAAACAATTCTCCAGGTTGCCACTTCTCTTTCCAAAGAAGAAATATTAAAATATTCAACTACATCGGGACTTTCAGGAGAAATCAAGTTTGATGATAAAAGGCTAATTTCAAGTCTGCAGCGTAAAAAGATTTTTGCAACTCTAAGGGATATAGCAATGTATACAGGCTATGAGGTAGAAGAGTTAAGGCAAATAATGCAATACAACTTCTGCATAGAAGCTGAATCAGAATATTTCAGCTTAAGCAGTTGTAGCTTAGAAATAGCCAGAGAGTTCACAAATCATCTAATTGAGTTTGTAGTTATGAATGATATACCACTTGCTGAATTAGCGATTGAGAGAACAGATGAGATCGGTAAATATTTATTCTACTGTCTTAAGCACTCTAAATGTTGTATTTGCAACAAAGAAGGAATTACCTACACCATCAACAACAAAAGAGAAAAAATGTGTCTATGCGATTCACATTATGATACCGCCAAGGCTAAAGGCTTAGAACAATTTAATAAGATTTATAAAGTTTATGGAATTAAATATATCGGATAGGGAGGAACAGAGAATTGAAAGAATACATCACGTATTTAGTTAAAATAACGCAAGATAGAGGAATAAAAACAATAATCGTAAAGGTTGACCAGACTGACAAAGTCAATAGACCTAATAATATTGATGATGATGAATGGATCACGCAGTTAGTTGGAGATGGTTACGGAGATTTCAATGAGATAGAAACAACTAATTTAAGTGAACTGGATTATGAATATTTAGATTTCGAGGAGGAATAGGAAATTGAAGATATACTCCAAGGAAGAAGTAATGAGTTGGGTAAATTTATATCTTACAGGGATAAATGTTAAAGAAGTAGCTAAATATTTTAAGATAGGTACAATCACACTGCAAAAGGCATTTGAGGCATTAAAAGAATCAGATGTACAAACATATCAAAAGATATTAAAAATAAAATCTGAGGCAAAATATAGGGGTAAGCGTGGCAATTTAAAGCAAGGTCATAAAAAAGTAATATTAGATTTTAGCGCGTTACCTGAATCAATAACAGAAAGAAAATTAAAAGATTGGGCTGCTAAAGTAGATATAAATATGAGCGGAATAGATCTAATTAAAAAAGCTATGAAGTACGGTATAAACGTAATTGGAGATAAAAAATGATTATATTAGAGGAATTAGATTTCACCTGGAAAGAAGAGACTATTGCAAAGGTCCAAGCAATGTGGGCTGAGGGCATAGGGCTTAAAGAAATAAGTGAAAAGATAAAACGGAGAGCAGATGAGATTTTCTTACTTCTTATGCACTTAGCTTTGAAAGGTAAAATAAAAAAGCGTAAAGGCTATATATGGGGGATATGAGATGAAAGAATTAAAAGAAGCAGTAAGTAAATTAGTTGGTGAAGAGTTAGAAAGAAGCATGATAAAGTTTCCTTTGTTCAATAGTCCACATGAGGGTTATGGGGTGCTGAAAGAGGAAATTGAGGAAACTGCAGATGAACTTGCTTATGTTAACAAGCACTTAAATATAGCCTGGGACAAGATTAAAGAAAATAAAGATGCTAAAAATACAATATTTTATTTGAAACAATATGCAATAAACTTAGCAGCAGAAAGTATCCAAGTTGCAGCAATGTGCCAAAAATATCTAAATAGTTTTAAGGAGGATTAAATAATGATAATAACAGCATTGAAAATAATTTGCATCATAGTTGTTATCGCATTTGGAATTGGATTGACGCTTGGACTTGCTAAAGCAGGGACTAAAGGTTCAAGAGCTGAAGAAAGAATGGCTAAAGAAAAAAGGGAAGAAAAGAATTATAAATATTGTAATGATGATTGCTATAGGTGTACTGATGCAAAATGTACTAAGAGGGTAAAATAATGAATGAAACTGTTCAACAATATGATATGTTTGGTAATTTAGTAAAAGTAGAACAGATAGTTAAAGCTTCTTCAAATAAATTTAAAACCATGCAAGAGCAATACGGAAGTTTAGAGGGCCATATATGCAAAGAATGTTATCATCACTTAACCTATAGCTACCATAATAGAAATTATCATAAATGTAATCTATGGAAGATAAGCCATAGTTCAGCAACAGATATTAGATGTAAAGATACTGCTTGCAAGAAGTTTACACCTGGAGAAAGAGAAATAATCAGGGGAAATTAAATATAACGGAGGTTAAGGATGGAGAAACAACAGATAGAGAAGATGCTTAGAGAATATAAAGTTAAGAAATCACGTGTAGATGCTGCCAATGCAAGCATAGAAGCTTATGAAAAAGTAATAGAAAATCCTGAAATAGTAGACTCCTGGAGTTATAATATTGATAATAGAGAGCCAGGAATGCCATCTGCTCATAGAATGTCTTCTGTAGTAGAAGTAGAAGTATGCGCACAAGAATTAACTATAGATACCATAAAGGAATGGATAGAGGATACCAAAGCACGCATCTTTAAAACTGCTTTAGAGGTAAAAAGAATCGAAATAGCTCTACAAGGCTTAACATATCAAGAAAAGTTTCTCATAGAATTGAAATATTTTGAAAAGCTTAATTGGAAGAATATTGAGATAAACTTTAATCAGAAATTTAGACAACAGAATTGTATCACAGATAGTGGATTACAAAAGATTAATACAATAGCATTGGACAAACTAAGTATAGTTTTAGATCCTTTTAATGATTATATAAGCAGATAGACGAAAAGTAACTATAAATGGTAGGTAAAGGGGCGATTTTGGGGCAGTTTTTCGCAATTAAGAGGTATATGATTAGATTATTACAATATGTCGTAAATTAAATGCTAACAGGTAAAGAACGGTTTACAGTGGGGACTACAAAGCAGTTCAGATGCCTGGTAAAGCACTCTATAATAAAAATAGGGTGCTTTTTATTTTAGAAAGAATGTGGAAAATAGTGTTATAATAAAAATAAAAAGGGGTTATAACACATGGGGCTATTTGGAAGTAAAAACAAAGATGGTAGTATTGGAACTAACTTATCCTTTGTAGATGGAATTAGTACATTTTTTAAAGGTGAATCTGTTGAGCTATCTCTTTATGAGGATGATAATGAAATTAGGATAAGAAGTAGAATAAATAAAAGTAAATCCGTGGTACATCTGAAATTAGATAAAATAATCAGAGCACAATTTATGAGTGAAAAAGATATAAAAGAAAAATCTAAGAGTGTAGGTGGTAGAGCAATAGCAGGTGGATTAATACTTGGACCTCTTGGTGCAATAATTGGTGGTATGAGTGGTATCGGGAGCAAGAAGGAATCTATTACTAAATATTATATAATCATAAATTACAAAAGCAATGATAAAGATAAAGCTTTAAGCTTTGAGGTTGTAGGCGCTTCTTTAGGATGGGACAAAGTATTAAAAGAAATTAACAAACATCTTATAGGCGAAGAGAATACATTACAGGCAGATATAGAATTATAAGATAGTAAGCATCCTAAGTAGGGTGCTTTTTCTATTCCTAAAAATAAGTAAGGATGTGAGAATATGCTAAGTATATATACAAGTTATAAGTGCAGGACATGTCATAAAGAGTTTGTATTACTGAGTGAGGATGTTGAGGCAATGGATAAAGATAGATATTTAACATGTCCTTATTGTAATAGTCAGAGACTTGATAAAGAAAAGGCTGCAGATAGCGTAAGAGAATGTATGGGGCATGATAGTTATATAAGAACCAATAGAGTTATTAAGCAGAGGAGATGAACAAGTAGTGAATGAGGACTTAATTAAGATGAGGGATATCTTTAAAGAGTGTGCTGATATAATAGATGAGATATTAGCCTTAGGGGTAAGAGAAGCAGCAGGTGAAGATGTTAAGAAGGAATCAGAGAGTGTGTTGGGTAGGTTTGCATATAAGATGATAGAGATGGAAAGTATGCAGTCAGAGAAGTAATGGCAAGATACCCAGAGGTATATAAGGATAAGAGATGGAAGCCGTCGAGAAAGACTGTGATCACGAGGAGTAATGGACTATGTGAACGATGTAATAAAAAAGGAAAGAGAAAGGTTGGCAAGATAGTTCATCATACCATATGGCTTACTGATGAGAATAAAACTGATTGGAACATTGCATATAACCCTGAGAACCTTGAATATGTTTGTAATGATTGTCACGAGGAAGAACATGACCGGAGTATAGGACTTCAAAAGTTTCTAATCCCCCCGGTGTAACTTTAATTTCAAGGTTTTAAGAGAAC